GCCATTTAGAATAATCGCGAATGTTAATTTTCTCATATCCCTCTTTAACTGACCCACAATTGTCATCCCCGTAGGTCATAAAGGCAAGAATATCTCGAATATTTTTGGTTTCTGGTAGAACTGTGAAAATGTATGTTCCTATATTGAGGCGTCCAACAATACCATTAATGATAGCAGTCAATGACGTGCCACTGATATGGGTGCCTTCTAATAGTGTCACCAAGTCACCGTTGACTGACACATATGCATAAACAATATCACTTACTAAGTTACGCATAATTGCCAAATCTTCTTGGCTGTAATTCATTTTCTCCGCAATATCAATAAGTGCTCTGAATGCGGCCAAAAGTAATTGAGATGGAATTTTCTGATCGTATTTACTATAATCCCCAGCAAATACTCTGTTTTTACCATACTTAAACATATGTTTTTGTAGTTGATCCCATTCAGGACCTTGACAATTGACACCTACAGCGCATTCGCTAAGTAATGGGTTCATTTGTAAAAATCTGGCCACAGGCAAAAAGTACTTGCGCGTGAGGACAGTTAATAGCATAGGATTTGCATAAAATATCCTACATTTGTTATCCCTTTCGATAACTTCAACTTTCTTTGAGGCTCGAATAACTGGGTAAAATCTTTCACCTCGTTCCAAATTTTGAATTGCTTTCTCGTACTCGCGTTCCATTTCGTCACAGAGACGATACTCTCCTACTTCCCCTTCTATGAAAGAAGTTTTCTTACCAGATAGGGGCAAACCAACTGACGTGGTCCACTTCATAGCATCAACAAAACGAATTCCGTCAACACCATTTAGAGTTTCCTTCATTGTCAATGGTCTGCACTTCTTCCAATAATCACTGCCTTCTATCAATTCGACAAGTGGTTTCTTGTAATCTGCCACTGCATGCTGCATTTCTCGCACTGGCAAGGGTTCTCCTGGATGAGAGGCATTTTCCAAAGCTACTTGAAAGCCGAACCATTCTGGTTTGAGAACTGGTGGATAGTACTTGTCACCACTCACTCCAGTAACTTCTTCGACATGTTTCGTAATAATGGTAGGTTTAACATCGTCGGTGGTTTTACTGCGTCCTTTACATGATCCCATATAAGCAAATTGACTTTTCTCTGGTAGATAATTCAAAGGGCTTTTAGGGTGCAATGGTGTATCTTCAACAAAACTGACACCAAACGCATCAGTAGGAAAAGTGCCTTCAGATCCACTCATCAGAACACCATCAATTTCCTGTATTCTGAGTTTAGCGGTACAAAGTTGTTGTTGTGTTATAGTTCCATAACAACCTTTGGGTGTGCCTTGCTTTCCTCCCAAATGAATTCCAACAATTGCAGACCCTTTTGTTTCGGAAACCAAAACAGCTCCGCACAATCCCTTGAAAGTATTATTACTTAAATAGGTATACTCACCTCCGTTGAAATCTTTGAAGCCATTATTAGTAGGCATCTTCTTGGATCGGCCCTTGTAAACCTGTAAATATCCATCTTCATCTCTCGATAACATACTGAAAGGAGAATCTGGCATACAATTTAAGGGAAAATGTTTTGAAATGTCTCTGAACGAGCCTCCACTTGCACAGTAGCATACAACAAAGTCTGCACTTGGTACAATGTAAGATGCACTAAGAGAAATTCGAGCCCTAAAACTGTGACCCGGACTGTCTGGGGGAGCGTGTTTGATAAAACGACAATAAAGTTCAGTTGTGTCCAACAACTTGAAGTAATGGTAGGGCACAATAACCATACCAGTACAAACAAAAACTGCCGACATCTTATATGTCACACCTTTGTGTTCCACAAGTCCACAAACTAAATTCTTGTCGATCGAGTTCATTACTTGAGTGTGACTAGCAGTTTTGGAGTTGTCAGAAATAGGTAGAGCCTGTTTGTAAACGCTCGCCCAAACATTCTTTTCTGCATCCCTTTTCTCAATATCTGCTGTAGAAGTAGGACACAAATTTCCTTGTGGAATAAATTTTTTGTATTGTCGGTACATTTGAATAGCGGCTATAATTGCTGCCGTAATCGCACCCATTTGGAAAAATTTATTTTTGTATGAGTCCATTTAAGCTGATCTCATATTCCGGAAAGAAA